GAGGGAGAAGCACCGACCCCCATTGATCTTTCTAACCGACGAAACACCTCGATCGGGCACGATCCTTTTGAATCAGATTAAACATGACTGAATCAGACCAGATCGCTTTAGATCAGGCTCAATCGAAAATAGGAGGTGTGCAAACTCCACGTATTCACTCCAAACTCAACGATTTGCCATCTAAAGGTCATGAAATGATCCAGTTTGCCGAAGAAGTCGGCCTCCCACTCATGGAATGGCAAAAATTCGTGGCCATTCATGGGCACAAAATCAAGCCTGATTCCAGATGGCATCACTCCGAGGCAGGTTTGTGCATTTCAAGGCAAAACGGAAAAAGCACATTTATGATGATTCGAATGCTGACTGGAGCATACGTCTGGGGCGAAGGTTTACAGCTTGCATCAGCTCATAGACTTACTACATCGCTGGAAACTTTTAGACAGATAATTGCTCTAATAGAAGAAAACGACAAATTAGCATCTGAAGTAAAAAAGATCCGATGGCAACATGGTGCCGAAGAATTAGAGCTTAAAGGTAATCGTCGTATTGTAATTAAAGCATCTAACAATGCTGCAAGAGGTATAGCAAAACCTGAAACTATTCACATGGACGAATTGCGAGAATACAAAGATCAAGATGCTTGGTCATCGATGCGTTACTCCATGATGAGTGCTAAAAATCCGCAAACATGGATTTATTCAAATGCAGGAGATCAGCATTCGATTGTATTAAACTCTTTAAGATCCAGAGCCCTAGCAGCTGCTGGAGGAGCAAATGATGATATTGGTTGGTTTGAATGGAGCGCAGAACCCAATGCTCCTATCACACTTCCGTCAGGTGAGCCGAACTGGGATGCGTTCGCTCAAGCCAACCCTTCACTTGGAATAACAATCCACCCCGACAATCTTCGAGCGGTTATTAATGATCCACCAGATATTGTGCGCACAGAAGTTTTATGCCAGTGGGTCGATACAATCAATTCAGTTGTAGATGCTCAAAAATGGCAATCATGCGCAATAGAGCCAATTCCATTAGATCCTGAGAAAACAATGTGGATGGGATTGGATTTAAGTCCAGATCGTAAATTTGGTGCATTAGTCGCTGCGCAAAGAATGCCAGGTGAAAGATTCTATGTGCAACTATTGCACACTTGGTCAAACGACTTTTCATTAAACGATTTAGCAATTGCAAACGATGTTGCCCCGTATTATCGCAAATACCAGGTCGAAACGATTGCCTATTCTAAAAGAACAGCTGCAGCAGTTGCTAGCCGTTTACAGCAAGCAGGAATTCCTACAAGCGATATGGATGGGGCGATTTACAGCGAATCCTGCGACAGATGGCTTGGAGCGATTAACAGCCATCGTTTACAGCATGGCGATCAAGAAGAATTAACGCAACAGGTTTTATCAGCTGCAAGATTACCTTTTGGCGATGGTGCTTGGATTATAGGTCGAAGGGCATCAAGGGTTGCAGTTTGTGCAGCAGTTGCTACTGCGCTAGTTTCATACTTTGCGACACAAGTCGAAACCGAGGTTGACATACAAATCGGATAAGTCGGACATAAGGTATAATTTACGCCAATGGGACTATTCGATCGCTTTACGACAAAACAAGCAACTGATCCGCTAGATGTATTAGCAGCACTTGCACCTTACAATTCTCAGCAATTAGTTGGCGGTATTCTGTTTGGCAGTACGACTGCAACACGTGAACAGTACATGGCCATCCCATCTGGAGCACGTGCCAGAAATATAATTTGCTCAACAGTTGGATCATTACCAATCGAGCAATACAACCATTTTACAAATGAGCACATACGTCCAAATCGTGTAATCATGCAACCAGATCCACGTGTTGCTGGTTCAGCAATTTATGCATGGATCGCAGAGGATCTTTTGCTATACGGCGTGGCTTATGGAATGGTCATGGATTCTTATTCTTCAACAGATGCTTCAAGAATTCGTGCATGGACAAGAATTGCACCTAGCAGAGTATTTGCATCTTTAAATGCTGATTCTACAGAAATTGAATACTACACAGTCGATCAAAAGCGCGTACCGCCGTTTGGTTTGGGATCTTTAATTGTATTCAACGGATTAGATGAGGGAATTCTAAATCGAGCAGGTCGCACAATTAAAGCAGCTGCTGAATTAGAAAAGGCTGCAGAGATGTATGCCAAAGAGCCTATGCCACAAATGGTTTTAAAATCAAATGGCACAAACCTAACTCCAGAACGTATTTCAAAATTACTTTCATCCTGGACACAAAGCCGTCAAACAAGATCAACTGCATTCTTAAATGCTGATGTTGAATTGCAAGCACTTGGATTTGATCCTGCTAAATTACAATTAAACGAAGCACGTCAATATCTTGCTTTAGAAATTGCAAGAGCGTCAGGAATACCGGCCTCATTCGTATCTGCAGAAACTACATCAATGACATACTCAAATATGACTGCAGAGCGCAAAGCACTTATTGACTTTTCACTTCGTCCAATTCTGACAGCGATTGAGCAACGTCTAAGCCAAGCAGATTTCTGCCCTAACGGAATCGAAACCCGATTTGATATTGATGATTTCCTACGTGGGTCAGCATTAGAAAGAGCACAAGTTTACGAGATCCTAAACCGCATCGGTGCGATGAGCATTGAGCAAATACAAGAAGAGGAGGATTTAATCCGATGAAGATTAATTTCCCAATAACACTAACCGCAGCCGATAGTAAAAAGCGCACTATCTCAGGCAAGATCGTATCTTGGGATGAATTAGGTATGACCAGCGCAGGAGCGACTGTATTCCAAAAAGATTCAATTGATTTCTCAAAGCCAGTTAAATTATTACTTGAGCATGACCGCACCCGTCCAATTGGTCGCTTAATGGATATTACAGCTGATGAAACAGGTATCGAAGCAACATTTAAGGTTGCAGCAACTATTGCTGGCGATGATTCATTATTAGAAGCAGCCGAAGGATTACGCGATGGATTTAGTGTTGGTGTAAAGATCAACGAGTGGAAAAACGAAGATGGCGTATTGCAAATCAAATCAAGTTCATTGCAAGAAGTCAGCCTTGTTACCGAGCCAGCAATTGATTCTGCTCGTGTCACAGAGGTAGCAGCAAGCGAAACACCAGAGAATTCCGAAGCAACCGCTACGGATGAACAACCACAGGAGGAAAAAGTGTCTGAGATTATTTCAGAAGCCCCTATCGCATCCGAAGCGGTAGAAGCGGCACAAACCACTCCCGTAGTAACAGCAAACTACGTTGCTTACACAAAGCCACGTGTTGACACAAATGTTACTGCAGGACAATATCTAAACGCACAGGTTCGCGCTATTCAAGGCGACACAGATGCACGCGACCTAGTTGCTGCATTACAAATTGCAACAGTATCTGAGAATACAGGTTCTGTTCCACCTAATTACCTACGCGATGCAATTGGAATTATTGACGCATCACGTCCATTTATCGACAGCATCGAGCGTGCGCCACTTCCTGCAACTGGAATGAAAATTTTTACTCCAGTATTGGGAACACAAGCATCAGTTGCACAAACTGCTGAAGGTGCTGAATTTGGATCAACTGACACAACTGTTACATACCAAGAGGACACAGTAGTTAAATTTGCTGGTGCTAACGTTGTAAACGTTGAATTGTTTGATCGTTCTGCAATTGATGGCGGATCCTTCGCTGATTTATTAGTTCGTGAGTTAGCAGCATCCTACGCACAAAAGACAGATGCTTACGCATTAGGTCTTGCACGTGATGCAGCAGCAGCTTCAACTGGAGCATCAATTTACGCAGCAATCGCTGACGGAATTGCTGATTCATACGAGGTAACTCGTTCAACTCCAAACCGCCTATGCGTTGCTCCAACAGCAGCAGGAACAGTCAGCTTCACTGGCTTGCTTTCAGCAGTTGATGGTTCGAACCGACCACTATTTGCAGCTGCGCTTCCGCAGAATGCTGGCGGTCTAATTTCTCAAGGTTCGACACAGGGTACAGTCGCAGGACTTTCTTTAGTTGTAGATCCTAACTACACAGGCGACAAGTTTGCATTGGTTTACCCATCAAACGCAATGCGCTTCCATGAGTCACCACGAATCGAACTACGTGCCAACAT